AGGGCTTACTCTTTCACCTATCGAGGGCTTCAATTCCGAGGATACAGATTAGAGTATCTCCAATATTGTTAGACTCGTTTATTGAGTTCGTATTGAATACGCTTCTCAGCGATTTCTAAGTATTCTGCGTCAAGCTCACAACCAATAAAGTTCATACCTTCACGCATTGCTGCCTTGCCTGTAGTACCACTACCCATAAATGGGTCTAATACCGTACACCCTTTTCTGGTTACCATTCGTACAAGGTAGCACATAAGGTCTGTAGGCTTGACCGTTGGATGATGGTTAGCAGCTACGCTATCGTTGCGTTGATATGCTGTTTCATTGCGTACTTCTCTACCATCATGCGAGTATTGCTTAGGTTCTAAGCCTTCTAGCCCCTCATTACGGTCTTTCTTGTTAGCCTTAGAACAGTAAAAAAACCTAGCTGCTGAGCCAGAGTCGTTGTATCCACCGTCAACATAGTTGTCATTTATTGTGCCTCCATTCTTACAGAATGTAAGTGAATTATGGCTATCTCTTGGCTTTGCTTTAAACGCCCTTGATGTACTATCTGGGAATAGGTCTAATACCTCTTGCGAGCCATCATGTATGAAGTTAGCTCCCCATCTACCTAGTGGATTGGCTGGATTTGCGCCTGAAAGGTCGCTGCTATTCTTCCAGGAGTTATCCATTACACCGCCACGTTCACGTATCTTATCTACGCCAGTAGATAACTTAGCAAAGTCATCTTCATCCATAGGAACACGTGTGGCATCTATGTTAATGGCTCCTGTACCCCACTCTAGTACGTTACTTGCAATCGTACCTTTGATAGGTTTTTGAGCCATAGTAATCATTTCCATTGCCGGTTTTAAGGCTGTCCCCCAGCCTTGCCAAGCCTTGGCTTCATCAGTAATAGGTTCGTATGGCGCAACCGCATTACTGGTCAATTTGTTCTCTTTATCAACGTCAGAAGCTTGATATGTGGATGCTGTAGGGATTGCTCTACCCCTATTGGGATGTCCAAATGACTTATCAATAGCACAACTTACGTTGTGTGATTTTGGAAATCCGCTTCCATACACATATGCAATACAATCTTTGATGGTGAACCCAGCGTCTTCAATATTGACTGCCATACGGTGCTGTGTACGGGTACTAGCAAACGATAAAAGATAGCCACCAGGCTTAAGTACACGTAGACATTCTTGCCATATTTCAACGGAAGGTACGTCATAATCCCACTTCTTGGACATAAATGATATACCGTACGGTGGGTCAGTAACAATAGAGTCTATACTGTTATCTGGATACGTTTTAAGGATATCAAGGCAGTTACCAAGGTGTAATGTGTATGGATTTACCAAGATGGTGTCTCCACTACAATCCAGTCATCAGCGAAGAAACAATCAGATGGTAGTGTGAGTGATTCCATTTGAGTCTCTGCTTCAGGTGTTTTGACAACAAAACAGTTGAATGCTTCTGACCAACGTAATGTCAGCTGGTCACTACCCCAGTGAACACGACTTACAATCTTCCCATATGCAATATCGTTGTATATCTCGCCAAATGTCATATCACTACCTCTAGGTAATTCTAACCTAGTAAAAGTGTCATGTCAACGGAACTTAGATACCTTTTTGGCTATGGATTTAGGTTGTGCAACAAACTGCTTTCCAGTTTTGTTGCCCTCTGCTTTGGCTCGATTAGTTGCTGCCTTTTCACCAGGACTAAGTGCTGACCAAGCCTTGTCTGGTAGATACCGCTTTTTACCCTCTGAAGGTGTATTGTCACTAGTACGCCACTTCTGGTCAGTCCATTTTGCAAGGCTATTATCAGCCTTCTTTGGACCTTCGTAACCACCACCTGAAGCCTTGTATTTTTGTACTGCCAACTGAGCTTTGCGAGCTGACCATTCGCCTGCATCACCACCTTTAGATGATGATTTTACGTCACTAACTATCTTATTCCAGAGGCTTGGATTAGTCTTTTTTGCAGTACTCACAGGGCATTATTCCTAGTAAAAGTGACCCATTTTTTGAGCATATTCAGAGGCTTAATGGGTTCTATGGACTGATTCTATCCTGTTGGAAGAGGTAGATTTATCCACTTAATGAATGAATATTTACTGCCAATCCCGATTATTGGGGGGTAAGTTTTTTGAGGGGGGAGGGTCAAGTTTTTTATACCCCTATTAACAAGAAGATATATATACATACTACGTATGTACATATATATGACGCACGTAGTGATTGTGTTATGATTATCCAAGGAAACAACTATGCCATACGTAAACAAAGCCAGACCTTACGACAAGGAATATAAGCAACAGGTTGCTAGAGGTGAACACCCAGCTCGTATGGAAAGACAGAAGGCTCGTAGGGCTATGGATGCTAATGGTGTAGCCCGTAAAGGTAAAGACATCGACCATAAGAAACCTCTTTCAAAAGGTGGTACTAATACACCTTCCAACCTACGGTTGGTGAAACCTGCGACCAATCGCAGTTTCAAAAGAAACTCAGATGGTAGCGTCAAGTAATTGATGTGATACACTGTCATTGATGACAGGTTACTGTCAGAGGAGTACAGTGATGAAGATTATTTCCTTTTCAAGGGATTCTGACGCAGAGGTTGTAATCAACCCTAAGGTTCCTGGAACCTACGATGTAGCAATCAAGACTGAAGATAGCACCGAAATGGTGTCAGCGGTATCTGCTGGTGAAGCTTGGATGTACATTCGCAACTACGAAGCAAAAGTTCCAATGAAGATTATGTTAGACTTTGCAGAGTTGGCTATTCGTTCTATGCAGGTTGTAACTCCTTCGTATAAGTTGATATTGAATCCAGAGGTTACTGATGCTGAATAAGGCTATTCTTATTGGTCGCTTGGTTGCTGACCCTGAACATCGCCAAACTGGTAGTGGTAAGTCAGTTGCTAACTTGCGTATTGCGGTTGACCGTAAGGGTAGAGAGAAGGAAACGGACTTCTTTGATGTTACGGCTTGGGGTCAGTCTGCGGACTTTGCTTGTACTTACCTATCTAAAGGTAGACTTGTGGCTATTGACGGTCGCATCCAAGTTCGCTCATATACTGATAAGGAAAACCAACAGCGCAAGGCTTGGGAGATTATTGCTGATACGATTCAGCCTTTGGACAGTGGAAAGACTGGAGGCGGAAGTGAATCGCCTAAGTCAGCTGCTGGTCAATCTGACTTGAATGAGATTGAAGACCCGTTTGCTTAGGAACCCACAGTCCTAGTGGAATGAAGTACGTAAGAGGAATGAAGACGGACAATGCTTCGTCATACTCATTCCTCTTTAATCTTGGACCAGCGAGCCTCGGTTCAAGGTTGGGCATACTTTGCACCTCAGTTACGTAATCACCATCGATGAACTCAGTGAGCAGGATAGCGTATCCATCGTAACTTCTTAGGTAGTCCCACTTTGCTTTAGTAATCATTGCATCTGGGTATGTTCCAAACTTATGAGTACGTTGCTTGAACTCACATATGCCTTTTGATTCTCCAGCTATCCACTCAATGTCGTGCCTGCACTGCTTGTTGGTGGTTGATATATCACACTCACCAAATATGCAGAATAGACGGCTTTGCAGTTTGAGTGCTGCATATGCTTCAGCCTGTCGATTGGCGGAGGTTTCAAAAGACTTATACATAAAGGATTCTATAGGTAATCAATGAACGAAGTTAAGACTATATGGAAAACTCCAGATGCTGAGGAACATATTTGTTTCTGTGCAAGAGTTTCGTCAAGCAAACAGTTTGATAGGTCAGAGCGAGAGAATAAACGTCTTCTCAAGTACTGTATGCGTAATAACCACTGGTCAATCTTTGAGATGGCTAACTGGACAATTGAGATAGAGACAACTAGAATGGTTAGCCGTCAGTTCATACGGCATTCAAGTATTCGTGTCCAGGAATTCAGTCAAAGGTATGCAGAGGTTGATAAGCCCATCATTGCGCCATCTATGCGTGGTAAGCATCCGTACAATCGTCAGTCATCCATTGAGTTGCCAACTGATATGCAGGTTTATGCTGACAGCATTGTTTCTGATGCAGTTCGAAAGATTCAAGAGTCATATGACCAGTTGATTGAATGTGGTGTAGCCTTTGAAACGGCAAGGGCTATCCTACCTGAGTGTGCGCCTACTAAGTTGTATGCCAACTCATACATCCGCAATTGGATTCACTATATGAACGTACGGCGTGGTAACGGTACGCAAAGCGAACATGAAGACTTGGCAAACAAAATATTTGATGAGTTCAAAGTACAGTTTCCGTTTATTGCAAGTGTTATGGAAGAGATGAATGAAGAATCGAAGGAGAGTAAAAATGTTTAACCTACTGGATAAGGATGCGATTATTCCTACTAGGGCTACGGCAGGGTCAGCAGGATTCGACCTATACGCAACTACAGAGCATACTATCTATAACGGTAGTATTGTGATTGTTTCCACTGGTGTGTCTGTAGATATTCCTGAAGGGCATTACGCTATGGTTTGTTCTAGGTCAGGTCTAGCTGCTAAGTATGGTGTCTTTGTATTGAATGCACCAGGAATCATTGATTCAGATTACAAGCAGGAAGTAAAGGTAATACTTTCAAAGGTTCCGGGAAATGGTATTGAAGAACGGGAGTTTGTAATCAACAAAGGTGACCGCATTGCTCAGTTAGTATTTGCTAAGTGCGATGTAGATATCCTGACCCCAGTAACAAGTGATGCTATTCGTACTGGTGGACTAGGTAGCACAGGTATCTAGTAATCAAATTAAAAGAGCCAGCTCTGGGAGTAAGCTGGCTCTTCATCATGAAAGGTAGCCTGAATCGAGGTAGGTAGGTAGGTATAACTCAGACAAAAATAGTATACATGATTACTAATTCTCTGCAATACCTGAATTAATATATTCAACGTATTCCAAAGCAACTTTCATCTGAGACCTAGCCGATGTTGGATAGCCTCGTTTTTTGTAAATGTTTTGCAGATGGTAATGTACCGTACGTGGTGAGATGAGTACTTTCTCACTAATCTCTTTAACTGTAAGTTTATCTACAGCCATTAGATGAAGGATGTACTTCTCTTTTACTGTGAGGTTGTCAAACATCTCTTGCTCTCCTTTTTAAAGTATTAAACTGGGTCTCAGCTTTTCCTTCTTCCTCATAGAAGTAAATGACATTTTGTTGTTTACCGTTTGAGTAATCTTCTCGATGGAATACAAAGTACTTATATGTTGGATGTTTGGTTATCTCGCCTAAATTGCATATGAGTGTGTGACCCATACATCGTCCGTTTATACATCCCTCTTCGCAGAACTGTTTGCCAGTAAACTTCTCTTTCCATTTTGGAGATACACCCATAGGTGTTCCAAAAGTACGCTCGTCAAGAAGGTTAGCAAGATGAACAATTGCGTTTATGTACAAAGGGTCATCAGTAGATGTGATTAATTTTTGTGCCATATGATAAGTTTATCAGTTATGTATTAATAGCGTCATACGTTACAATCCGATTATGGGCGTACTAAAGAAATACCAGAATCCTAGTGGTGGATTGAATGCTGCTGGACGAGCGCATTTTAAAAAGACTACTGGTGCCAACTTAAAGCCACCTGCGCCAAAACCTAAAACACCTAAAGATGCTGCAAGGCGTAAGTCATTTTGTAGCAGGATGAAAGGTATGCGTGAAAAGAATACGTCTCCTGAAGTTGCAAAAGACCCCAATAGCCGTATCAATAAATCGCTAAGAGCCTGGAACTGTTAGTGAGGTAAGAATGAAAACTAAAGCACATCGTGGGTTTAAAGTTGTACAGGCTGAGATTGCCAAGAAACAAGGCATCTCTATGAACAGTGCAGGTGCTATTCTTGCATCAGCTGCTCGTAAAGCAAGTCCTGCGGCTAAGGCTAAGAACCCTAGACTCAAGAAAGTATTAGGCAAGGCTAAGTAAATGCTTAACCAAATGAATAAGCACATCAACCATCTATCTTGGAGTAAGTTGATGGGCATTGAACAAAAAGAACATAACTTAGACCGTCCTCCAACTCCACTTGAATTTCGTAAGAATGAACAACGAGAGCATAACCTCAAGTCTATTCCTAATATGCGTAGGGCTTTAGAGGCTGAAGCAAGCGAGCATTCTAATCCAATGGGAGATATCGTCATTAAAGGCTCATCGAGTCAACGTAAAAAAGCAACTGCTGTTTATAAAGGAGAATAACTATGCCAATGGGAATGCCTTATCCAAAAGGTTCTATGTCTATGTCGAAGTTGATGGGTGTTGAATCTGGTGAGCATAAGAAACCTATGAAATCAACATCTGCCGTAATGAAGGCTGAAACAAAAGAATATGGCAAGCGTCCTTCATCTGTTGCTTCTATGGTTAGAGGTGAAGTGGAAGAACATAGTCCTATGAAGGGCAATAAGAAATAATGGCTGAAGATATTTTTTCTAGTGTCCGAAAGGTATATGAGAATAGAGATAAAGGCTTGACGGCTTCTGGGCAACCATCTCGTGATGTAAAGATGAAGTCAGGTATGTCTTATGGTATGGGTAATACTAATAAGGCTGTATTTGGACCACCTAAAGCACCTGAATCTGGTGGAGATACTTTAGACTTCATTCGCAAGAATCAAGACACACCATTAGGAAAAGCACTTGCATATGGAGTTTCATTAGTTCAGGAATCTGTGAAGAAAGGTCAGCCTAAAGACCGCTCTGAATACATGAGACTTTTAGCAGGTTCTGAACAGTTTCGTAGTCTTGACCCTGAATCGCAACAAAAGGCTCGTCTTGGAATGCAACAATGGTTCCAAACCCAGTCTATGTTTAATCCTGTAAAAGCACTTGAAATGAAGAAACGTCAAGGAAATCAGAAGCCAAAAGTAAAGATGGATGAAGCAGCAGAAGCAAAGAAAGTTGCTGATATGATTTCTATCTTCTAATAATGAAGGTTAATTTAATCAACCTGATTAGTTGTTTCACTGATACTACAAGCTGCAATAACAATATTGTCAGCTACAGATGTTGATTTAGTAATCTCAAATATCAAGTACCAAAGTGCCTTTTGCAAGTCTTCTTGCCGAGTGGCACTTTCTTTTTTGCCAGCCCTGCCAACGTATTTCAGGACGTTGCCTAGTGCAAAATTAAGACTCCAGTCAGTAATAACGTCTATTGCTTGAATCTTTCCTTGGCGATAATGCTTTACTACTGGTATATCTGACATAGTAAAAGTATACAACGATAAGGGCATCAAGTAAAACAAGTGACACCAAAAGCAAGAAGATATCTTTCGTATGGTCGTAGTGACAACAGTAAAGACCCAATCACTGAAAAAGATGGAGAGCGATACAAGACTAGAAATGGAACCTTAGTTAAATTATGTAACGCAGAAATCTCTATCAACAAGTCTACGTTCCTATGCAAGAACTTCGCTATTAAAGGGGGAAACTTGTGTATGAGGCACGGCGGTATCCCGAAGGAAGTCGTAGCGGTTGATAAGGCTAACTTTACAACAGGATTATCAAGTCGTACTGGTGCTGCATCTCGTTTCAGGAATGTTGGTTCTCGACTACTAAAACGTATTGACGAACTAAGAGAAGACCCAGAGTTGTGGTCTCTCAGAGATGACACTGCGTATATCACTGCATTACTTGATACAAGAGCAGAAGCAGCAGCTGAAGGTGTAAGTATTGAGCAATACAAGAAGATACAAGAGATGTATCGTGCTTGTGTTGAGAAGAAGTACGCTGAAGATTTTTGGGATACGTTTGATGCTCTAGGTAAAGCACTCAATGAGGTAATGTCTGAGTATGCAGCTGCAAAGGATGTTATTGAACTCATTGAAAAAAGAACGAGTATTGTAGAGACAGAACAGCGACTACTTCATCAGAAGGCGTATACACTAGAGGTAGACCAAGCGTTTAGCCTAGTTATGCAGTTGGTAAATATCATCAAGGCTAATGTTTCTAACAATGAGGAATACCAAGGTATCAAGGCTGGTATTGGTAAATTGCTTGCTGTCTACGCAGATTCTGTTGATGACATGATTATAGATGCAGAGGTAATAGATGGCTCAGAAGAGTCTGGTCAATACGAAGATAACGCCGAAACCACTCAAGAAGTTCATCCGACCGAATAAGCCTTTGAGTATTGCATTGCTTGAGGCTATGCAAGAGAAGTTTGATGATGTTATTGATGGCAGTGAGTTTGGTTCAACGGCTCACCCTATTGATGGTAGTGAGTTAGAGTATACGAAGTGGCTACGAAAGTTTGCCCCACACGCTGCGTCAGCACCACTCGGTAAACACCACATACGTGCGTGGGAATGGGCTGAAGGTATTAAGACTGGCTCACCTCCGCCGGCGTTGATTGAGTGTTGGTTTCGTGGTGGTGGTAAGTCTACTACGATGGAACTTATATCCAGTCGTATTGCAGTTAAGGCTACTCGCAGGTTCCTTCTGTATGTGTGTTCAACGCAGGATGCCGCTAACCGTCACGTTGCTGATATTGCTAACACGATGGAGAAGTGTGGTATTGAACGTGCTATTAATAAGTATGGATATTCAAAGGGTTGGAATGCTGAGAAACTGCGTACAGCTAACGGATTCAATATCCTAGCCTTTGGACTTGATACCGGCGCACGTGGTGTGAAGTTAGACAACCTTCGCCCAGACATGATTATCTTGGATGATATTGATGAGTTGGATGACTCAGTCAATAGGGTTGAAAAAAAGATTCAAACTATAACCCAGACTATTCTCCCTGCGAAGAGTACTGACTGTGCAATCGTATTTGTTCAGAACAGAATCCACGCTAACTCAGTAATGAGCCGAGTGCTTAGTGGTGAGTTGGATATGTTACAGAACAGAATCCAATCACCTATTGTTCCAGCTATTCAAAACTTACAGTATGTGCCTGTTGAAAAAGAAGACGGGCGCACAGGGTACAAGATTACTGGTGGTGAGGCTAACTGGGAGCATAAGTCTATTGAGGTTTGTCAAAGAGAAATTGATGACTTTGGTATCATCGCTTTCCTTCGAGAGTGTCAGCATGAAGTTGGTGTTGGAGGTAAGTTCTTTGCTGACTTCAAGGAATATGGTCCAGACGGAGAACCTTGGCACGTAGTAGATGCTGTAGAACTTCAGCCCTGGTGGAGATACTGGGCGAGTCACGACTTTGGTACAGGCTCACCAGCTGCATTCATTCTCTATGCAAGTGATGAGAAAGAGAATATCTACGCTATCGGAGAGTTTTACGAAGCAGGTCACGTGTCCTCTAAACAGGCTGAGAATGCACTTCTCCTTATGGAGAAACATAAACTAGCAGAGCCAGCTGACAGACGGTTCAAGGATGGTAAGTGGAACACTAAACTTGAAGCAGTTGCATTTGACTGGGCAAATACATTTCCACCTGAGAATGTTTCTCAACGTATTGGTGAGTATCCAGTAGAGATATGGTGGAAGAAGGGTATTCCTTGTGTACGTGCAGTCAAAGACCGTAAGGCTGGTTGGCGTAGAGTCAAGGAATGGTTGATTGCAAGTAGAGTGGATGGTGACAAGGTAAAGCCTAAGTTACGCATTCTTAGAGATGCTTGCCCTAACCTTATTAGGGAACTAAGTAATACTATGGCTGACCCTAGAGACCCTGAAGAGATTGACGGAGGCACAAGAAGTGACCACGCTATTGACTCATTCCGCTATGGATTGATGTGGCGTGAATATCCGGTCAAGTGTCCAGAGACATCAGATATGAAAACGTGGAAGCCATTATGGGCAGATGATGGGTACGGTAGGAAAGATTACCTGTGAAAACTATGAACATTTACTTTGGTACACTTGCATTTATAACTACTTGTGCGTGTGTATACACCGCATATGAATTACACTGCATTCGTAGGAATATACCTGCACGTAAAAAGCAGGATGATAAGGATTGGTACATCTGATGCGATTACCTCTACAGCGCAAGAGGAATAAGAACACTCTTGGAATGGATGTTATGTCTGGGATGGTTTCTTTTGCCGAGCAAAAGATGCAAGAAGATATGCAACCTAAAGTTATGGCTTATGAAAAGCGTATGGTTGATGGCATCCCTGGTGCTG